TGGATTAGAGCAACGGCCTTCTAAGCCGTGGGTCGCAGGTTCGAGTCCTGCCGGAATCGCCACCAACTTTAAGAGGTAGATATGGATCAACCAATCTTTACAGAAAAAGAAAAAGCTCAAATCGATAGGTTTTATCAATCTATTGAGGATTCACGAGGGATAAAAGTCACACCGTGTGCAGATGCAAATGGTGACCGTATGGTTATACAGTTAGATGCACACCGTGCGATTGATAACGTGCAACCATACTATGTTGGGCTGCCTTAGAAAAAAAACGTAAGTAGTTGATTTCAAATGAAAACAAAATGCATTTTTTCCTTTACATTCCCTACATTCTGTGGTAGAATATATCTATAAAATGGAAATGGAAGGAAAAGTTATGAAATACGCAAATCAGATGGGCTACTCAGATATCAACCCTTGCGAAGTAATCAAGGTTGTATCTGATAAAACTATGGAAATTCGCCACATGGATACCGAGGCTCTTCCTTGGGATCGTGAATTTCACCCTGGTGGTTTCTTCGGTCACACTTCTAACCAGCGTGATCAAAAGTGGAAGATTACTTCCAACGAAGAAAACCCTGTATTTCGTATTCGCCTGTCTAAGAATAAAGGCTGGCAGGACAAGTGGGGTAACCGCTACAAGCTGGCGGATGAGCCTTGCAAGTTCTATGACTTCAACTTCTAATATGGATTGTCGAGTGAGTATAAACACGGTTAAGCCTGCTAACGACATTAAACTTAAGAATGCAGGTGGGTCTCGCCAGCCCTCACAAGAAGTGGTCTTTTTGACATCGAGGATGTCAGGGGTTGTCAATGATCGACGGGTCATTGGTTCGGCTGGAAAAAAGTCGGTAAGGTCCCCATTAACCGATACAACAATAGGAGAAGCGAATGGCTGCGCGTAAGAAGAAAATTGTCAGGACTCCACGAGGTGGACTTGGTAACATTTCAATGGAAAGGGGCATGCAGCATGTTCTTTACCACTTTCATCAAGACGTAGACAAGAAGACTCTTACAAGTATCTGCAAGGATTACGTCAAGGAGACCTATTCCAAAGCAGATGCTGCAGCCATTTTAGCAAATCCCGAGTATCATTGGACAGGCTATACCCACATTGCTGCAACTATTTGGTGGGTCAAAAACGGAGGAACGTTCGACGAAAAACACGCAAGTTATGAAACTGGTCTAAAGACCAGACTTGATAGTCTTATTTCAACTGGAAAAGACATAATTCGTAAACGTAAAGAGGCAGCCGCTGCAAAGGACAATGTCATTGTATTGACACCACAGCAGCGGCTGTCCAACAAAATCAATCGCACTATTATGATGGATCTTGAAGATCTTGAAGATCAGTGGATTGAAGGTGAAAAGACAGAACTTGACATCTATCAGAGATTCCAATATCATGGCTTGAACAATCAAGCCATTGAGCCAGTACGCAAAGTAGTTGACGGCTGGCTATTAGATTACAGTGACGCTTACTACAAGCGGTGTGAACAGGCTGTTGAAGGCTATTCACATTTGAAACGACCAGAACTCAAGCGTCGTATGAAACACTGTGAAGCAATGCTTGCAGACCTTGACAAAGTCAAAGCTGCAGCAAAAGCAAGGCGTAAGACCCGGCTTCCTAAAGTTCGCACAGCTGACAAACAAGTCGCTAAGATGAACTACCTTAAGGAAGACAAGACATACAAGCTTGTTTCCGTGGCAGCCACCTCAATACCCGGAGCTGAAAGACTTTACACTTTCAACACAAAGTCAAAGGTGGTTACAGAATACGTAACCAACTCACGTAACGGGTTCGAAGTGAGTGGTTCTACTCTTAAGAACGTTGACATGGAAATCTCAAGGCAATGCACTCTTCGCAAGCCAGAAGAATTCCTTCCAATCGTTCATAACAAGACAGCTAAACAAATTGATGCTGCTTGGAAGAAACTCACAACTAAGACCCGTGTTCCAGCTCCACGGATTAACAAAGACACAGTACTTATGAGGGTAGTATGACTTTAAAAGACGGACCATTTAAATCTGCATGTGAAGGCCAATATGCTGGTCGGATCATCAAACAAGAGGTAATTACCTATGTTTTAGAAGGTAATGATCTTGACGGTAAAAAGATCGTTAAGCATACAGCCACACGGTTGCCTCTAACAAAAGACGATTACTATGACTCTACATCGTCAGAACCATTGATTTCTTTCGATGATTAGGGGTATCGCGGCTGCAGCTGTCGCCATAAGCACAGCGTTCTGTACTCCTGCACATGCATTCGGTCCTCAAACCGGTGAGCTATTTGCAGCAGATTATACTGTAACACGTTCTCAACAGGAAGTTCATTGTCTAGCAATGAATATGTATTGGGAAGCTCGTAATCAATCCGTAAAAGGAATGATGGCTGTAGCTCTTGTAACAATGAATAGAGTTGCAGATGAAAGATACCCTAGTACAGTATGTGAGGTAGTAACCCAAGGACCTACACGTCCATCGTGGAAAGATCCTCACAAGCATTATCCTATTCGCCATCGTTGTCAGTTTAGCTGGTATTGTGATGGCAAGTCAGATAAGTTACCAAAGGCTGACCTTGAGGTATACGAAATGGCAAGGATCTATGCTTACAAGATTTATATGGGTCATGGTACTCCTATGGTACATGACTTTACTAAAGGTGCAACGCACTATCACGCAGATTACGTAATGCCGGAATGGGCTGAAAAGAAAAAGCGAGTTCTCATTGTCGGAAATCATATATTTTATAGGTGGATACAATGAGTTGGGCGGTAGTAGTTTTATTTGCAACAATGGCTGGTGATATATACATTTTCACAGAACCTACGTTTAAAACGCGTGATGAATGTATGGCTGCACTATATGATACTAATAGTAGGAACAACATGCTTAAAAAGCTTGTAATGGAATACGGTAGACCTATGCCAATTCAAGCTGTAAACTGCTTGGAAACAGGCGAAATCAAAAGAATATTAAATCAAGAACAGGCGACATAATATGACATCAATGATTTTAACAAAGAAAAGATTTGCAAAACTAGTTGAAGATAAAATTAAAGATAGGCCAATGCCACATATCGATGCGGTAGTTGAGGTATGCGAAGATCGAGATCTTGATCCTGGTGATATTGCTAATCTTATCAGTCCCATCCTTAAGAAAAAGATTGAAGCCGAGGCTATCGGTCTCAATATGATGAAGGGTGGCAATACGTTGCCCATATGATTCCACACGATTTTCAAGATAACCGACCACCGAAAGGACCATCTCCTATGGGACCAACAGATTATATCGTTATAGCTCTTATGTCTTTTGCAATAGGATCTACCTTCTTAGTTGGAGATATCATTGGGTGTGCTATGAGTTGTTTTGGTTGGAGGCTATATGAAATTGCGAGGGCACAGCATTGAGAATGGAACCATATGACGCTTACAGATATTATATGGCAATCAAACTTCATTTTGAAACAGATGATTATGATGCTCCAAAGTATAACTTTAAAACGTCAGTAAAACCACAGTCTTTTTGGAAAAGAAAAGATAAGTATCATTTTGCTAAAGTTGGCAAGAAGTTCGACAAGGCAGATGAATTAGTACAATTTTACGTATCACAATTCACAAACGAAAATAAGTGGATTGGAGATATGCTTGAAGGTGACCAACAATACGCAGATTGGCAGAAGAAAAATCAGTCTTTGAGTTACATCTTTCAAAACGATATAAATACTCTTGCTGGAAAAGTTGAAAACTTTGATGACTTATTCAGCGTAGATACGCATCCACTTGTAGTAAAGGAATACCTAAGTGACAACATTTGTCTCGAGACAGTTGTCATTCTGGATAAGCTTACTAACTTCATGAGGAAAGCGGACAAACAGATTACTGAGACAATTGTCTGGCCAGACGTGTCTCGACTTATTCGAAAGTATAAAACTTTCGTTTCCTGTGACTTAAATAAAATGAAAAAAATTGTGTTACAGGGGTTTACATCATAGTGAAACTATGGTATAATATAGATTATATAATGTACAAAGTGGATAATTCAGCAACATACAAACATACGAGGAAATACATATGTCTTTTGCAGCAATGAAACAGAATCGTCTTAACGATATCTCTAAACTTACCGAAGCCGCCCAAGCTACTGGCGGTGGAGGCGAACAAAAATCCTATAACGATGATCGCTTCTGGAAGCCGACGGTTGATAAAGCCGGCAACGGTTACGCAGTGATTCGTTTTCTCCCAGCACCAGAGGGCGAGGATCTCCCCTGGGTTCGTTATTGGGACCATGGGTTCAAAGGCCCGAGCGGAATGTGGTATATTGAAAAGTCTTTGACTTCAATCAGCATGCCCGATCCTGTATCGGAAATGAACTCTCAGTTGTGGAATACTGGAAGGGATGAAGATAAGCAAACGGTCCGTGATCGTAAGCGTAGGCTTCATTATG